TAAGATCTTATGACCGTTTCTCATGTTCATGAGACCTTCATAGATTGCTGTAGGATACGCATTAGGAGCACTGGGTTGGGCAACCACATCTATAGTGACGATTTCAAAGTCACTTACATGTCCTGTTCTGTCATCAACATTTCCTGAACCACGACTGCTAACACCCAGCTTTACACCAGATGTCAACAGAGTCTTTATCAATTCACCCATTGGGGTTGGTAGAATTTTCAATTTGCCGCAACCAGCATGTCCGTCCATCCACATGCCTTCAACTGTGTGACACACACGATCTAAATTAATTTTTAAATCATCTGGATGGTCCACTTCACCTAAAACGGAGTTACCGTCACGGATCTGCTCGTTGATAGTTTCTACTGCTTTGATAATTTCGTGTCGAGGGTAGATACGCTCATTTGCATTCTTCTTGTCGCCTTCAATGCAAATGCCTTTGAGATAGAGATGCTTTTTGCCGCCAACATCTGCTTCTTCCAAAACTTGGATGTTGGCCTGGCTAAAAGTGAGATCTTCTCTTAGGTATCTAGATGACATCTAATTAACCCTTACGACCGCTTGGTAGTGGGCTCTTTGTATTAACACCTGATGCTTGAGCCAAATGCGGCTTTGTTGCGGGTCCAGGTTTGCCATAGTGTCCATTACCTTGGTAGCCCGGCTGATCTTTGACTTGATTGCTGTAAGCACCGGCTGCATCATGTTTGCCACCTTCGGATGCTCCAGTATGCACTGGCCGGGCCATTGCACCACGTGCGCCTGAGTTGGCTGCTACTGTAGACTTTTTGTTTGTGTTACCTTCTTCAGAAGTAACTGGCTTTGGGGCAGCTTTCAAACTGATAGCTTCCATCATGCCTGGTTCCATTTCGCCAGTGTCGTCCATTTCAATAGCATCGCCACCTTCTTCAGAACCAAAACCGTCGCCGTCGCCCATGCCTATTTCGTCACCGCCCATGGCAGCTTCAAACTCGGCCATTAACTCGTCCAGTTTGTCTTCTAAATTCATGATGTCGTCTTTGGTAGCAGTCTCATCGCCGCCACCATCGCTACCACCAAACTCATCGTGGTCAGCTTCTAAATCACCAGTTAAGTCGTCGCCAGCTTCTTCAGCTTCGTCGTCAAATTCAGCATCAGCGTCATCTTCGCTTTCCATGCTCATTTCTTCTTCGGTTTCTACGTTGTCAATCAGGTCATCAGCAGCGTCGCCGCCCATCATGCCTTCGTCAAGGTCGTCTTCTTCGGCTTCGTCAAGATTATCTTCATCTGCTTCATCTAATTCTTCTTCAGCCATTAAATTTTCATAGATAGCACGGCTTTTTTCCACAACAATGTCGTGGAAAAGTTCGCGGGCTTTTTGTTCTTCGTCATTGATGACGTATTCAATCAATTGTTCAAAACGGTTCATATTGGGTAAACTCCTATAGGTAAAGTGTGCTGTTATTTAATATAACAGTCAAAAACTATAGTGTTTAACCCTCAAAACGGCTGTTTTTTCTCGCTGACTGATCAGGCTAAGGGTTGGGCTGGAGGTTGATACTGTTTGCGTATCAGTTTGAGTTTGTCTTTAAACTCCACTGAACGAATGTCGTTCATTTTGCGCAGTTTGTTTAGCTGACGCAAGGTCAAGCGAGTTTTACGCAAGTCGTTGAGTTGCAATTGACTGTTGTCTTGACTCAGGTCCTGGTAGGCTTGAGGTTGTTGATTGTAGATTTCTGTCAGCAGCATGTTGTTATTTATAACGTTCCAGGTGCGCCTGGACCAGCTGCTGGAGGTGCTGCTCCTGGACCTGTCATGCCTTCTGCACCGGGTTGATCCATTCCGGCCATTTCTTCACCAGTGGCAATGTCTGCTTCCATGCCGCTTGGTGTTACACCTACTGCTCGTAAGTCGCTGCCGGCCACAGCAGGTGCATCAACGTCATCATGTTCTTCACGCCACATTTCTTCGTTCTTCTGAATTTCGTCTTCGGTTAACCCTAAGAAACGCTCTAACATAAAACGCTTGCTCATGTAAGGCAACTGCTCTAATGCTGTAAATGACGTTATTCTGGTGTTATCTAGTTCTGATTGACGATAACTTGCAAAGTTTTGTGGTGCATTAAACTTGATGTTGAACAAGCTAGAGTCAATATTAAACCCGCGCCACTTCAAGAACATCTTGAATTCGTCGTCTAGTTTCTGCACAATCAACGCTTGCAAACGCTCGCAATACTGATTGAATCTGTACTCTTGAATAAGGGCAGTGCCTACTTTTCCGTCACTTGTCACACGATCTGAGTCATCAGGACCAGTGGGCAAATAGCTGGATGGCACACGCAAACCACGGGCCATTTTGTTGTTAAAATACTTTAAATCGTCAATTTCGCCTAAGTTCTGACCGCCGGGTAGCACTTCGACTGATGAGCCACGACCGTCCTGCCCTTGGGGAAAGAAGTAGTCTTCGTTGATGGATAGCGGGTTGTAACTGCTGTCCATCATGTTGTTTCCGCCGCCAGTAACAGTGGGAATTCTGCGCTGGTGCATTTCGTTTTTCACACGTTCCACAAACTGCATGGCCAAGTGTGACGGCATGTTGCCCACGTCAATCTTGAAGATTCTGCGCTCTGGAGCACGTTGCACACGATAAATCAAGATGGCATCTTCCAGCAGTTGCTTTTGTTTGAACACCATGTAGATGTTTTCTAAGATGCTTTTGCCAAATGGCCAGAATGTATCCAAACCTTCGTTCAGGCTCATATGCACCACGTGTTTGGCGTCCAAACAAACTTCGTTCATGGCTGTCATGAAGCGACTGTTGCCCACCCCGCCACCTGTGCCGCCGTTAGGCATGGTATAGTTAGAACTGCCAGAAACTGATCCAGTAACTGGGTTGGTCATGTAGTCTGTAGTGGTCTTTGCTGCCACAGTCATATTTTGGAAGTTGGGATTGATGTCACGAATCACATACTGTTCAGGGCGTTTGCCTTCTGATTCGTTAACAATCACACGGGCCAACTTGCTCATGTCCACCCACATCATTTCAAATGTTTCTGGATCACGCACAAAGATCTGATCGCCATACTTGATGGTGTTGCGGAACAGTTTGAAAATGCGCTGATCCAGTTTGTTTAGCTTGACCCACTGCTTCATCTGCTTGCGGATGATTTCAATTTCGTGATCAGTGGGCTTGTCTTGATAGTCAATGTCAAACGGCGTGCCGTTTTGTTCGTTTAGTTGTGTGGAGAACTCTGCAATGATATCCAAACAGGCGTTGATTTCTGAGTCCATGTCCATGTTCTCATACTGGTTGTAACGCTCAATTCTATTGGGATGGCCAGAGTAAACTTCGGGTAATCTGCTGGCATAGTTGCGGAATCCAAACTCATTGGTGTTGCCAACTCCGCCGTCGTTCTTGCCATATCCTGGAAACCCAAACTGGTTGGTTCCGGAAATTGGGCTCATTACTCCAGTGGTGTCTGCTACTTTGAAATACTTTTTCCAGCCGGGTTTGTTTTGTTCTGCCATGGTTGTTTATTTACCGTTAACTTTGAGCAACACGCAACATCTTTTCGCTTATGCTGTTAGTGGCTTTATTCACACGAACTATTTCTTCCATCATTGCAGCCATTTCTCTATTTGAACTTGCTATTTCTTCAAACATTTTTACAAAGTTGCCGCTGTTGTTTTCAAGAGGAATCACTGCTTCTTTGCCGTGTAGTGTGGCAGGATATCCAGAGTTTGGACCATTAAACTCGCCACCTTTCTCTGCAAATGCAGCACCTGCTAGATTAACAACTTGCTTGCCCCTGTCTCCAACTTGTGTGTACCATTTGCTATTAATTAAACTATTTTTAATGCCTTCATTGTCTTTGCGTTCGAGAGCAGCATCTAAACTTACAAAACCTTTTTGTTTGATCCAGTTTGGACCCATGTTAAATGCTAGATCTACAAAAGCAGTTTTACCTGCTGATGCCATGTCAGCAAAATTTTTAGTATTTTTTGATGCTCCTTGCTTTGACATCTGAAGATCTGAGTCAAGCTGTTGATAAACTTGTTCCATTGTCCATGCTGGATTTGTATTGTTATTTTTACTCCCTGGGCCGTATGCTGGTCCATTATTAGCGTATTCAGCAAACTCTGGTGGTAATTTGTCGCCAATCAGGTGTCCGATACCAATTGTCCATTTACCTAAGATATCTTTGTATGGGTACTGTACCAATCCCTCATGGGCTATAATCATCTTTTTCAAAGCTTCATCATCTATACCACCACCACCACTACCTCCTGGTTTTGTTTCGCTATCTGGCATTTTTTGTGCATTTGGAGGAAGGGTTGCACTAAGTGGTTCTTTGCCACCACCGCCACCTGTACCACCACCAGACATTTTTCCCATAAGCATATCTTTTAGTGATGTTTTTTGTTTTGATGGTACAACTTCTTCACCAGGTGCAAGACTTTGATTTGTAGCTACTTGTCGATCGGTTAGTGTGCCGGCCGAAGCACTTGGTATTGCACCACTTACTACTTTGCCTAATCCTTTTAATGCAGATTGTGCCACTGTTCCAACTGTAGTTGATGCAGGTGCAGGCGGAGCTGCGCCGCCGCCTGATGATGCTGGCGTAGCCGCTGGGGCAGGCGCTGGTACTCCAGGAGTAGTAGTTGCACCTGGCATGCGGTTGAATTTCCCCCCCATTTGAGCTGGCGCCGGAGGTGCAGATGGTGGTGGTGCGGGTGGTGCAGGTGGTGCGGGTGGTGCGGGTGGTGGGGTAGTAGCACCAGTTGAGTTACCCATTGCATCAACACCGCCGGTGTCTGGAGTTGCCGGTGCTGTAGTGGCCGCCTTACTAAGTCCTCCACGTTCTTTGGCTTCTTTAGCCAGTTTGACTTTTTCTTCTGCGGCCTTTAGTTCAAGTTCGGCAGCCTTTTTTGCTTCTTCACCGGTAGCAGTATCCATTTTAACTTTGGCTGCCAGTGCATCCATTTCAGCCAATTTTAGATCTGCATCGCGTTTTTGTGCTTCTTTTTTACCTTGCCGTTCAGCGTCTAATTTTTCTTTTACTTTACCAGCACCGGGCAGCAAACTTGTAAGATTTTCTACAGTTTCTGCAAACCATGCTGTGGCTGCTGTAGCTGGTTCTACTCCCAGGCGCACAAAGTCCTGCATGTTTTGCATGGATTTTTGTTGTGTAATGGCCAAATCAACTTGTCGTTGTTGCTCAGCACTTAGAGCTTTGCCACCTTGCGTACCCATGGCTTTGCGGTTTTTATCAAGCTCTGCTGCCTGCTTGGCAAATCCGCCGCTGGCCTGGCCAGCTTTTAGTGCCATGTCTCCGCCAAAATCACTGAACGTTTTGTTGTAGTTTCCTAGTTGTCCTTGAGTTTCACCAAATGTGTCAAGAGTTCTAGCATGAGCTTGCGCAATTGAATCAGCACCTTCGGCTGCTTTAAGTTGCCCAGACGCCAATGCCTGGGCAGTTCGCATGCTTTCGCCTTGTGTAGCCCTCATGCTTTTTTGAGCTGCTTCAGTTCGTAAGTTTCCTGTGGCAATATCACCAAAACCTTGTGCTGCCGATTTGCTCTTGCTTGCCAACAACAAATAAGTATCTTCTAATTCTTTAGCAGCGTCTTCTTGTCCGGCATTTCTCAATTGCAATAGCTTGGCACCAAATGCTTCTTGTGATCGAATTTCTTCTCTAGTGGCTTCTTGTTCCTTGCGTGTTAACCCTGTAAGTTGAGTGAGTGCATCTTGTTGTTCTAGATACTTGGCTGTGCTGGCTGCTAGTTCATTGGCTGACTTGTTCTGTGTCATTCCAATCTTACTTTGCAATCTCAGATAGCCCATGGAGCCTTCGTTGATTTCGTCCTGTGTCATGCCTGAATTCATCAGAGACACTTTGAACTGGTCCATACCTTTGCTTATTTCAGCATAGTCTTTGCGACCTTTAATTACTGAGCCACTCATCATTGCAAGTTCTTTGGAACTGCCTGCTACCAATGCCACAAACTTGTCTAGATCTTGTACACCAAGACCCAGTTTTTGCATGTCGTTATAAACTCCTTGCAGGCTGTCAGCACCAGCACCGCCCACACGACTGAGTTTTTGGAACGAATCAAACAATTGATCGCTCATTTCGTTAGTGGCTTTGGTATATTCTGCTATGCCTTTGACTGCTAAGCCAACGCCAGCTACTAATGCTAGAATTGGCGCAATTGGAGCGCCAAGTACTAAGGCCAATGCACCAGCTGCTGTAGCCAAGGAACTTATTGCACTAGCACCATGGTCAACGCTTTTGCTATAGGCTTTCATGCCTTTTTCGCCATTGTACATAGCGCCGGCAGCGGCCGTGTAGGCTTTGCTTAGATCTATAGCAGCCTTACCAACATTGTCTAGGGCTTTTGTAAAATTTGCACCGCCCACGCTAACAGCATCTAGGGATGCCCTAGTTCCAGGTAACACACGCCCTAATTCTTGAAATTCTCGATTGGCTTGTGCTAATAATTCTGCATGTTCTTGTTCTGTGGAGGCCATTGATTTATACCTATAAGTAGAAGTATATTTATAGGTGATTTATGACCCAAACTGCGAACCCGCTGAAACAATTTTTTAGACAACCTGCTTTATTTTTAAAACTGCCTGGTGATGGCCAATTTTGGGCAACTGGCAGTCTTGATCTGCCGCCCAACAAAGAACTTGCGGTGTTGCCCATGACTGCCATGGATGAAATAACTTATCGCACTCCGGACGCATTGTTTAACGGGTCTGCGGTGACTAGCGTGATACAAAGCTGTGTTCCAGGAATCAAAAATGCATGGAAAACTCCAGCAGTTGATCTAACTGCAATTTTGATTGCTATTAGAATTGCCACATACGGAAGTGATATGGATATTGGCAGCAGTTGTCCAGCCTGTCAAGCCGAAGGTGATTACACATTAGATCTTCACACATTACTTACTGGTATTAAAAATTTAGATTTTTCAAAAGCTGTCAAGCAAGGTGATCTTGAAATTTATTTCAAGTCAATAGATTATCAAACACAAAATAATTTAAACACTCGACAATTTGAACAACAAAGAATCATACAGTCAGTTCAACAATCAACTGAGTCTGAAGAGAAAAAACTTGAGCAAATCAACGGTGCGCTTAAAGAAATCACCAAACTTACTGTGATAACAATTGTGCATTCTATTGCTGGCATACGCACCCCAAATGCATTTGTGTCAGAATCTGAGTTCATTGAAGACTTTCTCAACAATTGTGATCGCAAACTGTTTGGAGTGATTCGAGACCATGTTATTCAGATGCGTGAAGATTCTAATTTACCAGACATGCCAGTGACTTGTTCTGAATGCAATCATCAATACACACAAACCGTAACGTTAGACTCAACAAGTTTTTTCGAAGCCGCCTCCTAACCTCAACATCTGACCAAATTGCCAAGATAGTTGACGACATGGAAAATGAGTCCAAAGATATCAAGGCACAGAGTCTGAAGCTTGCATGGTATATGAGAGGAGGCATAACGTATGATCAGGTATTGCAACTTAGTCCTGCAGAACGGCAAATGATATCAGATCTTGCCAAGGAAAATATGGAAACAACTAAAAAATCTGGATTGCCTTTCTTCTAATGGATTTAGAAACAATTACTCGTGATATTGAACATTGGATTGTGAACTTTGTAGAAGTTCCGCATCCTGCTCTTGGCGGTTGGCCACCGTGCCCATATGCACGCTCAGCACGCATGAAAAAAACATACGATGTGCGAGTGGGCGTGCATCCTTACTTTGATTTGAAGAATCAAGCTCGATGGGGTATGGGCAACTGGGAAGTGGTGATCTATGCGTATGATCCTGCAGAATGGCCATATGAGTTGTTTAGTAATAGTTTAAAAATTGCCAACAAAGAATTTTTACTGCGCAAGGATCTTCTTGCGCTAGAGGATCATCCCGCAGACGTTGAGATGGTGAACGGTGTTTGCATGAACCAAGGCACATACGCTCTGGCTCTAGTGCAAAGTCTCAGCGATCTTGATGCCAAAGCTCAAACAATGGCAGAGAAGGGATTCTATCACAACTGGCCGGAAGAATATCTTGCGGGACTGTTTGAACATCGCAAGGATCCAAGATGAGTTATCAGTTTGCACGAATCAATCTAGCAAAAACAAACTACACACCAATTGTAAAGTGGGAGTACTTGCGTGAGCCTGACATTAAACAGTTAAACAACCTCTATCGAGACTACTGCAAATACAAACATTTTGCCAGTGTAATGCCTATATTTGACAGTAGATACACTGATCTAATGACTGACGTAATTGGATACTATGACAAAGATCGATTGGCTGCATTTAGTCTAATCAAACGCTACGATGATCACAACGCACTATGCGATCAATTTGCATGGAATTATAACAATCCCAAGCTACGACTGGGCATTGAAACATTAAAAACAGAGTGTGCTATCTACAAGGAACGCGGATTTCAATTCTTGTACCTTGAGCAAGCACACTTATATAAATCTGAAATAGACGGATTTGAAATACTAGGACCACTGGAGTAAATATGGCAGACTTATACACAATTTGGGCAGACAAAGAAGGCGACATATCAGATCTTGACTGGGTGAATGGAATGAAAAGTTTCTTTGATCATCTAATCTCTGAAGGCAAGATGGAATCCTACAGAATCACTCGTTGCAAGATGGGATTCCGTTCAATTGCAGACATGCCTGAATGGATGATCTTAATGGAATTCAAAGACATGGGCCAAATGGATTCGGCCTTTAGACGTGTAGCACCACTCAAAGGTGAACTTGAAGACAAGCACAAGTCATTCAATCAGTTTGTTTCAGGCACAATTCAACATGCCTTGTTTAGAGATTGGCCAGATACTAACTTAGATGATTAAAGACTTGCTATGCAAGTCTGTTGTTTTCGCTATCGCTCAACAACTAACTGTTTCTTTGAATTAGTATCATCTAGATACTGT